TGGCAGTACAAGCTAGAATTGCACCATTCATTAATGTTACTTTTTGGGTAACTAGTGAATTTTGGGAAGATAGAAGTTATTATCATAAAGGGATAGATATTGCAACATCTACAGCAGGAGGAAGTCAACCAGTATATTCTGTTTGTAATGGTGTTGTTGTTAGAAGTGAATTTACTGGCAGTAATGAGCAAAAAATAGGTTATGGTAATGTTATAATTGTAAAATCAACAGATAATGGTATGGGTTATTTATTTGCACATTTAAATAGTAGAGATGTAAATGTAGGTGATACAGTAGTTATAGGTCAAAAGCTGGGTATGGAAGGTGAAACTGGTGAAGCTTATGGTATGCACCTACACTTTGAGATGCAGGACTTAACAAATCATGATTGGGATTATTCTCATGTAAGAGAGTTATATAGTAATCCAGCTGATTTTATGGGAATACCTAATGTTGAGGGTACAGAGTGTTATTATGATGGTACACCATATGTACCACCTACACCATCTGTTACAGTTAAAAAACATAAGTTTAAATTTTATTTTTATAAAAGGTATTTTGGAAGTTGACAAAATACCTTTTTTATTATAATATTAATTTGTAATTAATTTATAGAAAGGAGTTAAAAATATGGCTAGATTATCTAAAGAAGAACTAATTAATAAAATTAATGACTTACCTATAGAGGATGAGATGAAAATATCTTTGATGGAAGATGTTACAGATAGTGTAGATGGTGAAGTTATTACAGCAGAGGAAAAGGTTAAAATTGATGGTTATGATGATATCAAGTTTAAGTATGAGGAACTAGTTAAAAAATATAAAGACAGATTTGTTTCTAGTGAAACTGAAACTATTATCGAAGAACCTAAAACAGTAGAAGAAAAAGAATTTATTGATATAAAAGAAATTTAAAGGAGAGTGAAATTATGGCAATTAATCATGTTTTAAAAGCTAAAACTGATAGCGAGCTTTTAAGTTATATTATTAATGTAACACCAGAGTTAGCAAGTGATATTGATTTGCCTGTTCAAGGTGAGAGTATAGCACCAATAGGTAGATTAATTATGAATAATGAAAGATATAGAAATGCTTTCATCAATACAGTTAATTTAATTGGTTTAACTGTAATTAAAAGAAATGGATGGGATAATCCATGGTATTTTACTAAAAGAGGTAATTTAAGATTTGGTCAACAAATTAGAGAGTTGATTTTAGATTTATGTAATGTATATGATTATAATAAAAATAAATCTAATAAAACAAGATTTTTACAAAATGAAGTACCTAATTTATTTAATTATATTCATGAGGTAAACTTTCAAAAGTTTTATGAGCAGTCTGTTAGTATTGAACAGATGCAAATGGCTTTTGATAGTGAAGGTGGATTATTTAGTTTTGTAGAAGAATGTATTTTAATGTTATATGAGAGTTTAAAATATGATACATACATTGTTGATAAGTATATGTTATGTAGAAGAATTTTAGATGGAACTGTAACAAGTGTAAAAATTGATGATTATGATAATTTAACTAACAGACAAAAGGTTAGTAAAATCAAAGCAATATCTAATAAAATGATATTTAGAAGTGCTAATTATAATCCAGCTGGAATAAGAAAAGCTACTAGTTTTAGTGAGCAAATGGTTATAATTAATACTGATTTTGAGGCTGATTATTCAACTGATGTAATGGCTACATCATACTTTAAAAGTGATGCAGAGTTAAAAAGTAATATGGTATTAATTGATGGTTTTAGTGAGCATGATACAGACAGACTTACACAACTTTTAGAAGAGGCTTATGTACCATTTACAGAAACAGAATTATCACAACTAGCTAATGTACCAGCTATGATTATATCTAAACAATGGTTTATGGATTATGATTATTTACTTGATAATGCTAGTGAAACTAAACAAATGGAATTCACTAACCCTACAACATTAGAAAGAAATGTATTTTTGCACGCATGGAAAGTATTTTCAACAAGTCCATTTGAAAATGCCTGTGTATTTACAAAAGACACACCAGCTGTATCAAGTGTAACAGTATCACCATCTACAGCTACAGTTAGTAAAGGTCAAACATTACAATTAACAGCTACTGTTGTTACAACTGGATTTGCTAATAAAGGTGTACAATGGGAAGTTACACAAGGTGATGGTGTAACAGTAGACTTGAATGGTCTTGTTACAATACCAGCAGATTTTAGTGCTACTGGAACTGGACAAGTAAAAATAAAAGCTACAAGTATCTATAATAAAACAAAATCAGCAACAGCTACAATTACAGTAGTTTAAAGAGAAAGTGAGACTACTTTCTCTTTTATAATATAGAAAGGATGGAATTATGAAAAGAAAACTTGTAAACTCACAGTTATCTAATTTTCAAACTTATAATATGTACATGAGAAAAATGATAACACTAGCTGAAAATGTTTTTCAATTTAAAAATCTACCAGACTATATTGATACAGCTTATATTAATAAAGTTTTATTAAGACAAGGTGCTATAGCTTTTTTCTATGAGGAAGTGTTAGATAGTATTGTTGCACTTCCCTTTACTGGTTTAGGTTTTTTAGATATATATGGTAGACCTAAAAAAATACAAGTACATGGGTGTAATGGTTATACAAGAACTTTATCTTTAGATGAATTTGTTATTATGTATGATAATAATGGTAGATATCCATTATACCTTGACATTTCACAATATGCTGAAAGAATGGCTTTATGTGAAAGAACTATTGATATTAACATACAGCAACAAAGAACACCAAGATTTTGGAAAACATCAGTAGATAGAGAAAAAACTGTTAAAGATATTGCTAATGAAGTTGATGGTATGTGTGAAAAAGTTATTGCTTATGATGATATTGATTTGGATGATACAACTATTGTTTTATCACCAGCACCTTTTGTCGCTGATAAAGTTGAGGACAGTAAAGATAAAATTTGGGCAGAATTTTTACAACATATAGGTATTTCAAATTTAAGTTTAACTAAAAAAGAAAGACATATTACTGAAGAGATTAATGCTATGCAAGGTGGTACAATAGCTAGTAGATTTTCAAGATTTGAACCTCGTAAAAATGCTATTGATAAAATCAATAAAAAATGGGGTGATAAGTTAGGTGAAAAATTAGATGTTTGGTATTATGATGGTGAACCTACTACAGAAGAAACTAAAGAGGAGGATATAGATAAAGATGATGTTTTGGAATAGAAATTTAATTTATAATCAAAAACCACCTACTTTGTATAGTTTAATGGATAGTATGGTTAATTATGATAGTGATGATAAAACTAAAATAAAAAATCTAGCACTTGCTTGTCACGAAAGAATATTTGATTTTGATTATCCTTTATCTACTAAAGTTGAAAAAAATGATTTTGAAGTATTAATTTTAAATAAATTTTTGATGCGAAGAATTGGATATGAAACATTCACAGCTTTTCAAATAGCTTTATCAGTAAAACTTAATGAGATAATGCCTAACTATAATAAAATGTTTGATATGCTAGATGGTTGGGATTTATTTAATGATGGTGAAGTAATTAACAGAACTTTAGAAGAAACTGGTGAGGGTACAAACAATAATACTGTTAATTTAAGAAATTTAACAAAATCTAGATATGCAGAACTTCCTCAAAATCAATTATCAGATTTAGAGGATGGTAAATATGTAACCGACTACACTATACAAGATAACAGTAATACTGGAACTAATAAAAATACATCTAGTCAAGATAATAATGTAGAGGAAACTATAAGAAGAAGTCCATCAGATAAATTAAAATTATATAATGATTTTATAGAAAAAAGAAATAATATTTATACTATGATATTTAATGATTTATCTTGTTTATTTTATGGACTTATATAAAGGAGAGTGAAAAAGTGAGTAATTTTGAAAAAATAGAAAAAGATGAAATTAATATATTATCACCATTTAAATTATTAGTATTAGAAAACTTCCCATTTATTGAGGCTGATTTTGATGCTATTACTAATTATCAGTTAATGTGTAAAATGACAGAATATATGAACAGTATTAATACTAATGTTAATACTTTAAATGAAAATGAAAATCGTGTTTATAATGCTTTTAATGAACTTGTTGAATACATTAATAATTATTTTGATAATTTAGATGTACAAGAAGAAATTAACAATAAATTAGATAGCATGGTTGAAAGTGGTGAGATGCAGACTATTTTAAATAGTTTACTTGAACCAATTGAAAATAAAGTTGATGGAATAAGAAGTGATGTTAATATTTTAACAGAAAGAGTTAATAATATAACAGAACTTCCTGAAGGTAGTACAAGTGGTGATGCAGAGTTAACTGATATTAGAATAGGTGGTAACGGTGTTACATATTCTAGTGCTGGTAATTCTGTTAGAGGACAATATGATGCTTTGCATAATACCAATAAACATTTTGATAAATATGAGCTTAACTTAACATTTACACCTGGATTTATAAAACCAGTAGATTTATCATATGGAAATGGTGGCGACCATACATATTCAAATGTATTTTTACTACCAGCTATGAGTATTTTACATATGCCAAGAATAACAAGAAGTAATAGTGTAGTATCTATTTGTGAGTGTGATATAGAAGGAAATCCTACAAAGTTAATTTGGAAAGGTTGTGGAATACAAGAAAGTGATGGTAGTTACTGTTACTTTATAACAACAGAAGATATTTATATAAGAGTTGCTGGTAATATTAATGATGCTGTTAAAAATTATAATCATTATTATGTATCTAAATTTGATAAAGATATTATTATAGATGATAGTAATTTTGCAACTTATGGATATAATTCTGTTGGTGATGTATATGGTAATGGTGGTTTAACTAGCAATTCATCATCAATACCTGGCTATATACATTCAACTAACTTTTTTATACCTAAAGGGTTTACTATTGAATTTTATAGTGCTGGTAATACTTCAAATTGGGCATTAAGTGAATGGGATTATAATTATGGTAGAGTTAGAAGTTTAATTTTAGGTAATAACGAAATACAGCACTTACAATATACATCTGATAAAAATCAATTTGTTAGACTATCTGGAATGACTACACCTATAGCTAATAACTTTAATGATATAATACCGGTAAATAAATGGAAGGGATGGAAGATGTACTATAAACCACTACACTATGATAAAAACAATATTTTATATGGTAAAAAATTAACTGTTATGGGTGACAGTTTAATTTATGGTAATAGATTAGGTAATGGTGCTACATGGGTTACTAATGTAGGTATTAATAACAATATGGTATATACTAATTTAGGCGATAATGGAAACCCAGTAGCAGTAGTAGAAAATAGTGGTGAGGTCGCTATGGTAGATAGAATTGATACTATTCCTACTGATACAGAATATTTTGTACTTTTAGGTGGTGCTAATGATAAAAGATTAAATGTACCAATAGGCGAAATTAATTCTACTGATAAAACAAGCTTTTATGGTGCATTAAATACAATTATAGCTGGTGTAAGAGATAGATGCCCAAAGGCAAAAATATTACTTTTAACTACTTATAATAGATTTGCTAGTAAAAATACTTATAATTTAGGTGATATTGATTATGCAGAAGCTATGATACAAGCTGGTAGAAATAATTTAGTGCCAGTATTTGATAACTTTCATAACTCAGGTGTTAACTTTCTTGATAGTAAACAGGATGCATGGATGGATGAAAGTAGAAATGTACAAAAGTTTGAAAATAATCAAACAGTTTACATAGATGATACACATCATTTTAGTATAGAAGGCTATGAATGGATTACACCAATTTATGAAAATTTATTAAAAGGTTTATAAAAAGAGGATTAAATATCCTCTTTTAAATTATATTATTATCTAAATTATAATTATACATATTATCATGATTATGCCATATAGTTGTACCACTTCTAAAAATCCCATTAATTACTTCCATGTAAGAATTTTCCATACTACCAATACCTACTACTTCATCTGTACCAATTTGTACATAGTTAAAATAAGCTCGACCAGTAATATTTGGAGTTTTTAATCTGTTAATTTTATAACCATATCTAGTAAAGTAGTCATCAATTATTTTAGCATACTCTTGTTTGATACTCATTTTATAAAAGTGAAATGTGTTCTTTCCTTCACTTGTAACAACATCACCAGCATTTAAATTACCCCTAGCTTGTGCTGGTATTAATTCATGTTGCTTTTGTGTAATTAGTGCATTTGCTATTGAACCAGCACCATTCACAGCACTACCAATTGCACCACTAACATTACCACTAGCTATATTTCCAATTGTTCCAAGTAGTGCATTAGTACCAGCCATACCAATATTAACATCATCTGTTGATACTGTATGTCCAGCTATATTAATAGAGTTTTGTGTTAACCAATTTGTATACATATCAACGGGGTAAGAACAAATTGGTAGTTTACCCATATTAATACCATACTCATCATTTTCTGCTATACC